GTGACTGTCTTTGGTTAAAAATATTGCCTACACATTTATTTAACTCATGATCCATGGTGTAGCACGAATCTGAGGTTGAACCTGATTGGAGTGCGACCACCTCCGCGGGTGAAGACCCACCAGTGAGAGTATCACCATCGCTTAAGCATAGAATCCCATTCTCATAATTAGATGGTTCGGATCTAATTTCTGCAGTAACTGATTCTAGCTGTCCTTTTTTGCTTTTGTAATGTACTGGAACAAAGGTACGATCGTCCCATGGGATATATTTAAAGTCTTCCCACCGACGCACAAGTTGGTTCCATGTTGGAAATGTCTTCTCGTCAAACCATGCTCCCCAACCTAAATCTGAGAGCATCTTTGTAAGAAGAGATTTCTTCTCATCGAAGATCTCCCTACCATAAAAGAAATATTCTTGTATGGCGGCATTAACAACAGAAACTCCTTGCTCCTGTACGGATACACTCTTAGAGTAAACCCATACGGTAAGCATTTTCTCAATAGATTCCTCATCTATTGGGCACACGTGAGCACCTACAGCTTCTTCATATCGAAACTTGCGCTTGAGAAATGTGGCCTCATATATAGATATAAAAGGAACACTCTCAGCAGTCTTCTCTGCCATCGTATAATCCACACCTATACTTTTAAGTACACGCTGGATACATGTGTGATTAAACCAATCTCTAATTTGTTTATTCACACCCATGATGATGTCATCACCATAAGTCATTGCACTACAGTTATCCTTAAACGTTCTGACCTCCTTGTTAGGATTTAGAACGTGATAGCAATACCTATTGTAGAGAGAGTTAACAATTGAGTTAAAATTCGCGGTACCAAATAATCCTGAGACTAAACTTCCATGGATCATTATGAGATCACCAAAGTAATCAACCAAGACAAAAGCTACATCGTAGGCCAATGTCTCCATAAGCCTGACATCCTCCGGAGTGAAGTTCCCCGAATAGACACAGATCTTCCTCACTAAAGTGAGTGCAGCTAAGATGAGTTGACCTTCCATTGTCTTATCAAAACCGCGATAATCTCCTGCAACAATACTATCTGTACCAAACTGTGTGAGATACTGATAGAAATTCTCCCAATCAGGTCCTTGGCACGTGGTACCAATCGCACACTCGAATATAAACTTATAGTTCTGCATCAAGCGACAGAATCCACCGAAATACATACGGCAGACTAAAATTAACTCGAATGGACCTGTGTAAAACACACGCGAATTTCCTTCCCTAATCTTTTTAAATGATCTAGGTTCATCCTTGATCTGAG